ACTCAGATGGACAGACAAAAAGTATTACAACATTAACATCTGGACCTGCTGGAACATTTAATGATTCAGGAAATGGTTCTGCAGGATCTTTATCTGGCTCAGGAAATTGTGGAGGTGACAATTGTAGAATTGATGGATTTTCAGGTGGTGCTTCTTATGACTCTAATATTGCAGGTGGTACAGCAGGTAGCTCGTCTGGTGCAGGTACAAACGGTGGTCCAGGAACAAGAGGATCAGGTGGTGGTGGAGGTGCTGCACAAGTTAATTCTGGATCTACTGATGGTGGTGTTGGTGGAGACGGTGAAATAGTTTACAGATTTATTAAGGTATTATAATGGCATTAACAAATGTAAAAATAGTTCCTGGTTTTGATAAAACGGATACACCATCAGGTGCGGAAGGAAAATGGATAGATGGTGACTTTGTAAGATTTCGATATGGACAACCAGAAAAGATAGGTGGCTTTACAGCTATTGGACAAAAAACTTTATCGGGTCCAGCAAGAGCACAACATTCTTTTACAGATTTAGAGGGTAGAAAATACGCAGCAATAGGCACATCTAAATTATTAGTGATTTATTATGGTGGAGCATTTTATGATATTACTCCATTACAATCTGCTATTACTGGAGCTACCTTTACATCTACCAATAACAATGCAACTGTAACTGTTAATAAAGCAGCTCATGGTTTGGTTGTTGGAGAATATTTTACTTTTACATCTGTAACATTACCTGGTGGTGGTGCCACAGGGTATGCAACAACAGATTTTACAGATAATACATTTGAAGTCATAACGGCCACCGTAGACACATTTACTGTTACGATGCCATCTGTTGAATCAGGTACAGGCATGACAGCTGCAGGTGCAGCTAGTATAAATCCGTATGAAGACATAGGACCTATTTTACAAACAGCTGGTTATGGTTGGGGTACAGGATCTTTTGGTGGACAAGTGTCAGGAGCACAAA